TCATTTAGATATTTTGATAAATTTCTTTTGAGAGAATCAGGAGAAATCATCAAATAGCCATCTTGATCTCTACTCACGATGTAAAGCAACGAAGCGAGAGGATTTGTCGGACTTGATCTAGTACCTACTCTAAATACTCTTCCAAAATTAGGAGGCATCGAGTAAACTCTTGCGATAAGATCTGGTCGAGTGACTATTCTAGATTGTGAATTCTTGTAATTAAGCGCTATATTTCTAAATTCGTTTAGAGAAGGAATATTCTCACCCCCTGTCGCAGACGCTTCGTTTTTAACTTCAATTGATGATCGAATCTGTGCTATCTTTGTTGAGGGAACAGATGCACCAAATTTTGTAATCAATGACGTAATTGTGCGTATTGAATTTGCTGAGACGTTGTGTGTAAGTCCTCCGCCAGATCGATACAAAATGGTCAATGTTGTGTTGACAGGAGATACTCCTAAGCTCTTTGTTTGAAGTAGAGCATTAGGATCCAATGCAACTTTAGTGAAAGTCTTTCTATCACCGTAGAGTGGCAATGCAATCTCACTCGGATCAGGTAGAATATCGTCATCAAGTGTGTCAGCGCGACCGGATCCAAACACAAGCGTCGTTAATGCCGTGTTAAGTGTCGTCCTTGTCGTGTACCTGTAAGGCGCAGGCACAATATACATGTTATCAGGAACTACGTCTCTATCGGCTGATCTGTTTATGACACGTTTGAAGACAACGTCGCTAGAAAGAGAATCAACCTCATAGTACTCATTTAATCCTGTATCGACGACGCTAATGATCTCAGAAACATTGTTCTTTGAAAGTGCTATAGTCCTAAATGGTACGAATGAATTTGGAATGACAAATTTTTCCTCATTCGTCTCGCCAGAAGAGCAAAGCCCGTTAAGTTTCAGTGAGTAAGTTAAGGGATTTCCTGCATTATCAGATGTGAGAATGCTAACATCTGCAACTAATTCTCCATTAGATTCCTTAGAAAAATCTAGATCATCTAGCAGCTCAAATATTGTTCCATTGCTCGACTGGATCTTTGTTCTTGCCTTTATGATCGGCAAGTATGACTTTTTAGGTTGATAGATACCTGACGCTAGTTCAGATTCTATCTTTACATAGAAGCTAACTTGACATGTTGCAGGTGATGCGCCTTGTATCTTGACACCTGAAAGTCTTATGTGACGCTCTATGTTTCTAGGCTCTACAGCGGTCTCTAGATTTATTTCATTAAACTGGTGATCCAGATAAAACGACATCACGTCACCAACATATGACGTCATGTCATTGAACATGCCACCAAGAGATGTGTCACTGAAATCTTGAATCTGATCTGGGAAATAAGTTCTAGCATACCTGAGGAGTTCTGATTTGAATGAGTTGAAATCGCGATTGAGGTATGATCTCTCTTTTTTCTGGACTAGATTTTTTTTAACATTCGATGTGGACATTTTTAGCTCGCATTAGTTATGTTAAGGTCTATTTGACGACCTTGAATTCCTAGTCTTTGAATTGAGAAATTAACAGATATCTTGATCCTAGAAAATCCATCCTTCATTGGAGGCAGTTCTGTGATCCCTATATTATCAATACTTATTTGAGGCATGAATGTTCTTGTCACATTCACGATTGAGCTTGTTGCCTTCTCATTCCAGTCTTCTAAAGAGGTCCTTTCATTGAAAAGGCTGACCAGATTTGCGCCTAATGACGGGTACACCAGACGTTCTCCGTAATTTGTGAGCAAAAGATTCTTGAAGTTGTCGATTAAATCAGACTCTAGGTCAAAGTGCTGGTCAAATAGTTGACCACGCCTATTGGCTTTTCTCAATGGAGTTTTTATGCCAATAGGCGGAGATGCTACAGAGGGAACTGTCTCAATTCTCTCATTGATGACGCTTCCACCTTTGAAGTTTCGTTTCGTGTTTTGGGGTGTTGTTGTTGCCATTCCACAATAATTATGTCGAAATTCACTACCCAGAGGTTGTCTTAGTCACTCTTTGAGATCTTTGAGCTAAAGTTATTTGCCCGAAGCAGAGAGATCAAATTCAATGTGTTCGGTGTTGGAAGACCAAATGAGGCAAGCAACGTTGAAATCTCTGTAAGTGAAGATGCAAGAAGTGCTTGAAATCCTTGCTGGGACTCGATTAAGACACTTGTTGCATTCAATCCTGTGCCGCTCGTTGAAACGATTGATGTCCCATTTAGAACAATTCCCACATTACCCGCATCAGTTTCAGTAGAAATCTTCACATCATTTCTAGCATTTATTCTGATCTTGTTTGATTTTTGAACTATGGTAGGTCCAGACCCTAGATCTTCGCCAATTTTTAGTGAGAATGCAGTGTCAGGATTCATGTTCATTGTGACATGAACTCTAGAAAGGTCACTTGCAAGATCAAGAATTCCCTCCTGTAGATTGCCATAAGATGTTTTATCAATCTCTTGATAGCTTCTATCATTCGTATATATCTGATTTGCAGATGTGTTAGATGTTTGACCTCGACCTGCAACCAAATCTATCATGCCCGATGACGCTGCTTTTGTGCCTAATGTCGATGAACTTCCGAGAACAATCAAAGAGTTATTAGATCCTTGCAAAGATAGATCTGTGCTGATTGGTGAATACCTGGGCACAGGTTCACCTTGAAATTCTGCCTCTATTGAATCCGAGTTATCACAGATCAGGCTGTAAGAAATTCCTGCATTAAGCATGTCAGGAAATCTCTTAGCAGGATTGAGTTCGGTAGGCTTAGTCATATCAGAAGATTTTGACGATACACCATAAATTGACCTATCATTATGTGTGTAATTGGCATCTTCTGCAACAAGATCAGATGACTTTCTTGAAAGCCAGTAACCAATTTTACCATTCCAAATCACAAATACTTGCTCACCAGGTTTGATTGGCGTCTTTATATGTGAGAAAAATGGATAAAACACGCACACGTCTGGCATGTCTGGTGTGTCTATGAATTTCCCAATGAACGAGCCTCTAGGCATGCAGAGAAGCTGATGATATGACGTGATTGCAAGATTTAACTCATCATATTTGTCTAAAAGTGTTTGGACATCATCATCTGATACAACGGGTTGCTTGAAATACTCAATTACGACCGCTGTGTAGATTCTTGACATAATCTCCATGATTATTGATCATCCTCAAAGTTACCTATCCTGTCGTAGATCGAACCGGGATCAAATTGTTTAGCATCTTCTTTCGCGATGATCTCAGCAAGTTTCAAGATCTGGTCATTTGCACGTGACATACGTTCTATGTACTTCACTATGACAGGACCAAGTATGTTATGATTTGCTGCATTTCCTTTCACCTGTATCAAAGTGTCTGTAAAGAGTATAGACGCATTCTCTCTATCAGTCACAGCATTGTTGTAGATTTCTTTCCAAAGTATTTTTCTCTTGTCATCTAAGTCTTTGATGCCAGAGAGCATATCAGAAAATGACTCAATTTTCTTCTCTTTTTCCTTGAATTGATCAAGGGCATTACTGATACTATCGATTGTTGAGTTGCTCATTTTAGATCCTAAAATATTAGAGATTTGCTAATCTCTCTGTAGTGCTTTCTTATCGATGACATTGATGATGAGAGCTGCTTAGGTGACAAATTAGTCATGTCTCTAACATAGACAAATATTGCGCGTTTGTTGAGACTCTCAAGATTGTCTACATTTTCAAAAAGCTTGATGATGCAATCCATACAGACTTTATCATTTTCACATGATAGCCTATTTTTCACTTTTGATAGTATTGTGTTGATATTTTCGACAGTATTCGCCTGGATTGATTCTGTGGTCATTAGGGGATCATGCCTATGAAAATCAAACGGGACCATCTCAAGCTCAGAGATGATCCCGCGGTCTTCTATGCTGACGTGTCGATTAACTTGCTTCTGCTTTTGCCTACTCTTGACAATTATCCAATTTTTTGCAACAACATTGAAATATGAGAATGCTTTTGTTCCCCTGCTCGCATCAAACTTTTTAAGTGTCTCATACAGAAATGTGATGCAGTCATTCTTAAAGTCATCAGACATGATGACAGCAGCATTTCCATGTATAAATATAAGGTTCTCAACAAGCTTGTTGAATGCAGGCAAGATTGACGAGACATA